ATGCCACCCCGGAAGCCCCGTCCCACCCGCCGAGGATTCGGCCGGCTCCGCCAATTCCGCTCCGGCCGTTGGAAAGCCTCGTACACCGGTTCCGACGGAAAGCTCTACGAGGCACCCCACACGTTCCAGACGAAACTCGACGGCGAAGCCTGGTTGGCTGACCGACGCCGCGAACTTGATCGGGACCTGTGGAGTCCACCCCCAACAGCCGAGAAGCGACGCACCGCCGAACAACGCAAACGCGACGCCGTGACACTCAAGGACTACTCAACAGAGTGGCTCGACAACCGCACCGTCAAAGGCAAGCCGCTACGGCCCCGCACCCGCGCCCACTACACGACGATGCTCGACCAGCACATCCTTCCCACCTTCGGCGAGACACCCGTCCGCGACATCACCGTCGACAATGTCGACGCCTGGTACGCGAAGCTCCTCGTCGACAAACCAGTCCTCCGCGCGCACACCTACTCGTTGCTGCGCACCATCTTGGAGACAGCCCTCAAAAAGCACCGGCTCATCACTTCCAGTCCTTGCATGATCGAAGGGGGCGGCACAGCGCAACGGACGGTGAAGCCAGAACCGGCCACCGTTGAAGAGCTCGCCATCATCGCCGACCACATGCCTGACCGGTACCGACTGATGGTTCCCTTGGCTGCCTGGTGCGCGCTCCGGTTCGGGGAACTCGTGGCCCTCGATCGCAGAAGCATCGCAGGCGGCGTTGTCCGCGTACGTCGTGGCGCGGTCCGGGTGGCGGGAGGCTGGCAAGTCGGTGACCCGAAGTCCGACGCCGGCATCCGCGACATCGCTATCCCGCCGCACCTGCACGACGAAGTGCAGCACCACCTCGACACCTACGTTGCAGCGGCCCCGGACAGTCTGCTCTTCCCCCCGAAAAACGGTGAGGGACACCTACAGCCATCCACCCTCTACAGGTGGTTCTACAAAGGTCGCGCCGCCGCCAAGCGCCCCGATCTTCGCTGGCATGACCTCAGGCACACAGGTGCAACGTTCGCCGCGATAGCAGGCGCCACAACCGCAGACCTCATGCAGCGCATAGGACATTCCACACCAGCAGCGTCGGCCCGCTATCAGCACGCCGCGCAGGGCCGGGATAAGACGATCGCCGAGGCTCTCTCAAAGCTCGCCCAGCCCAACACATAAGGCATCCGCGGCATCGCCGTCATCCTCAAAAACGCCGCGTCTAGCTCGTCGGGACGCGCCGTACCACAAAAAATTTGCGGGCTATTTTCATAGGGTGCAGTCGCCGCCAATTCGTTTGCTGCGGTCCCCTTACCCCCACTTTCAGGCTTTCGGGGGAAGTATGTTTCCGCATCGCCGCAGATCAAGACCATTTTACGTGGCGCATACGTTACGTATCCACCTACGCCCCGTTGCGTGGAACTACACCAACCGACCTCAACCGACCTCAACCGGACCCACTCCATGCCGTTGTTTCATCACCGTTATGTTTGCTGAGAATCAGTGGGTTCAGCGAAGGGGTTACGCGCGGGTGAACTAATGCGCAGCGTGACAGCTTGATTCGCCACGGATCTGCTCTACGCTTATGGGTATGGCTAATTCGCCACAAGGGGTTCAAGACCGGCCTCAGAGGAACGCCCTCATTCGTAACGCCGACGACATCCTGCGTGCCCACGGCATCGGGTGGTCACCGAACAAAGTGATCAACACTGTCAAGCAATACGAGAAGCACGGACATGGCCTCACTCTGTGGCAATTCCTTGCCAAGCAGATTGCGCAACAACTGAATACCGAACCACGCGCAGACCACCGACCATCCTTTACCACGGTCAGCGGTCCCCGTCGCCGCCCACCCGGCGACCCAACTGGCAACACCGCCGTCCGCAACGTCATGAAAGAACAGGAACGCAGCATGCCCAAGTACGCCACCTTGAAAGAAGCCGCCGAACGATTCGGGATCTCACAGACGACCCTGCGCCGCTACGTAGCCGACCAGCGCATCACCGCACACAGGGTGGGACCCCGTCTCATCCGCGTGGACATCGAACAAGTCGAACGGGAACTGTTCGGCGACAACGGAACCGCTGCCTAACCGGACACCTCAACGCACCCAGAACACCCGGCTGACGCCGGGTTTTTTTATGCCCGAAACATCCCGGCCCCGTCTGCACCGGATGAATGGAAAAAAATTGCCCCCAACAAAAGAAAGTGGCCCCGCCACCAACGGGACCACCCTCACCAAAACACCCGACCCTGACTATACCGCCGGCCTAAGACGACGGCGCGCAGCCACATACCGGCTACCAGTCCTCGACTGCGGCCACCACGCTGACCCGTGGACGTGCACCTGCTACACCGCCGAACTCACCGTCGACTCAGCAGTAGCCGCAGCCCACCACCTCCGGGCGCACGGCCTGCAACCCCTCTTCGGTGTCGTAGCCGCCCGCGCCCTATGGCGTGGTGGGCACCGCGACATCGCCACCATGTGCGTGCAGCAGGTGGGCGCATGACAGATGTCTGCTTCGATTGCGGCGACAAGCCCTGTCCCGCTCACGATCCCGCCAGGCTGCTCGACGGGATCATCAACGCGGCTGACCTCGACACGATGGAGTTCCCGGAACTCACCGAACATGTGCCAGGTCTGATCGTCGAAGGGCTGACCCTGTTGGTCGGTCCGCCGAAGGTCGGCAAGTCCTGGCTCGTCGGTGACATCGCGTGCGGATGCGCCTACGGCGGGCGGGTGCTCGGAGCCATACCAGTCCGGGCACGTCCCGTTCTCCTGGCCTCACTGGAGGACTCCGAACGGCGCGTGCAATCGCGGCTGAAAAAGGTCACCCGCGGCCAACCCCTCCCACGCAACCTCGACGTCGTCACCAAGCTGCACCCGAAGGTGCTGCTGGCCACGATCATCGAATGGCTTAAGCGACACAGCGACTCGGCACCCCTGGTAATCCTCGACACCCTCGGCAAGGCACGTCAGCAGGCATCCGGGAACAGCAATCAGTACCAGGAGGACTACGGATTCGCCGGCAGCATCAAGGCCGTCATCGACGAGGTGCCCGGAGCCGCGCTCGTAGGCGTTCACCACACCCGGAAAGCCGCCGCTGACGACTTTCTCGACACCGTAAGTGGCACACAAGGAATCGCGGGTGCCGCCGACACCGTCATCGTCCTGGCGCGCAAGCGGAAGTCAGATGAGGGTGTCCTGTCCGTCACCGGCCGTGACATTGAAGAAAACGAATACGCCGTCAAAACGGACGGCGGACTGTGGTCACTCGATGGGCAAGACATCCTCGATGCGGCCGCCACCGTCGACACCCGGCGGGATCAAGCACACAAGGCCAAGCTTGGCGACCGATCCGCTGATGCTCTGGCGTTCGTCAACAAGCGGGACCGGACAACACCTGCCGACCTCGCCACGCATCTCGACATCACGAGCAAGGCCGCCGGGGATCTGCTCGGAGACCTATTCAGCCGCGAGTACATCACTAAACCCGCGCGCGGGATCTACGCCCCCATACGGCCCGAAAGTGCCGAAACCGCCGAAAACGCAGGTCAAGGGAATGCCCGACGACCTGCAGATTCGGCACTTTCGGGAGTTTCGGCACCAAACGTCACACAGCTATTCACCCACACCCAACCGAAAGGGACAGCATGACCAACAACACCGAACTCGAACCCGTCGACGGCAGCGTCTACGCCTACCAATGCAGCCCGCACGAGGGTCTGGTGTACGTCACCGTCGCTGGACCCGACGAGGACAAGCCGATGATTATCGCGTTCGACCGCGATGACCTCGACCACCTCAAAGCCGCACGCAAGGAACTACGCGGGGTCAAGCCAGAACCCGACCCCGGCGCAGTCCTACAGATCCTCAAGGCATCCCGCTCCGACACCTTCGTCTACGACCGCGTCGAGTACCGCTACAACGCTCTCGCAGGTGAGTGGGTCGCCTGGGGACGTGTCGACGTCGACAACAGTGCCTAGGCGCCGAAAGTCCCGGCACTGCTGCAAGTGTCGCGCCAGTACCCGGTCCACCACCGGGTACTGCGCGACCTGCCGACCCGCCGACGCCATCCCCGCAATCCACCGAGACGGCAACACCATCAGCTTCGCCGGCCTCACATTCACAACCGCCCAAGCAATCCACCTGGCCAACAACATCATCGACACCCTCGAAGGAAACAACCATGAAAATTGAGATCCTCCGCGTCCTCGGAATCCGCGCGCAACACCCCACCGTCCTCGCCATCGTCGACGGCTTCACCGTCCGCTGGACACCCCGCGACGACTGGTCCTGCTCCTGCGACGAACTCGCCTTCCCCGACTGCCCGCACATCCCCGGCGTCGAGAACGTCATCGCACCCCGCATCCTCGGAGACCCGAAATGACCGAACCACAGATGATCCGCCTCGAACTGCCCGTCGACACCATCACCCAGACCGCCAACAGAGTCCTCCTAGCGCTGCTCGCCACCAACGACGGGACCATCGCGCACCACCTCGTACTCCAAGCCGACACCGGCTGCTACAAGTTCAGGCTCACCGACCAGGTCGCAGCGTCACTCATGGCGCAGTTCCAGGCGCACAACGAGTTCGGCAAGCAACTCCAACGAGAACAGCAGGGCGAGCAGTGATCGCCCGACCCTGCGCCGGATGCGGCGACATCATCGCCACCGGATCACGCTGCCCAGACTGCCGACCCCAGGAGACACCACGCTCACACGTGGCCTACGCCAACAACGCCCGCTGGAAGAACACCAGCAAGCGACTCCGCAAGGCCAGCCCGTTCTGCGAACAGTGCGGTGCCGTCGAAATGCTGACCGTCGACCACATCATCCCCGAATCCGTTGCCCCCGAACTGGCCTATGCAGAGGAGAACCTCCGCGTCCTCTGCCACGCCGACAACAGCAGCCGGCAGGACCGCTACACCACCGACGAAGCGCACGGCGTCCTCACGCGCCTCCAGGCCGCCTACAACCGCCGACCCACCCGGAAGGGTCGGGACCGCATCGCCGCCGCCCAGCGGGCCATCCAGGACCAGGGGGAGGGCACCCAACGGGTCGGACTTCCGACGGCCGGCAAGGCGCAGGGGGCAATGAACTTGACGGGTGTCAACTTTCGATGAGATCCGGGAACAAGGGAAAGCTCGAGAACGCCGAGGTACCGCTACCTTTTGCGCCCCGTACCGATGTGGAGTCGGAACGGTTCGTGAAGTTCTGCGAGAAGTTCGTCCGGGTGCCGAAGGGGACCAACGCTAAGGGTGTGTTCCGGCCGCGTCCGTGGCAGATGGACATCGCTTCTGATGTGCTCGACAGCGGTGCTCGGACGGTTGGTCTGATGCTGCCCCGGGGTTCGGGCAAAACGACCTTGAACGCCGCGATCGCTCTCTACACGTTCTTCACGTGGGGGGAGGGCGCGAACGTCGATGTGTTCGCGGTCGATGAACGTCAGGCTGGCTTAGCGTTTTCGGCGGCCAAACGGATCGTGGAGTTGTCCGAGGATCTGTCGTCGCGCTGCTACGTCTATGCCGACAAGCTGGTGTTGCCGCTGACGGACTCCACGTTCCAGGTGATGCCGGCTTCTCCGGCCGCTGCCGAGGGACGCGACAGCGTGTTGACGATCTGCGACGAGGCCGGGGTGATTAACCGGGATCTGTTCGAGGTGGTGCAGCTCGCGGCTGGGAAGCGTGAGCGGTCGGTTCTGGTGGCGATAGGTACACCGGGCCCGAATCTCGATGACCAGGTGCTGTTGTCGCTGCGGGACCATCACCTTGAGCATCCCGAGGACATGTCGCTGCGGTGGCGTGAGTACTCAGCGGCCGGGTTCGAGGATCATCCGGTCGATTGCACCCACTGCTGGGAACTGGCCAATCCGGCGTTGGATGACTTTCTGCATCGGGATGCGCTGTATGCGTTGCTGCCACCGAAAACCCGTGAGGCGACGTTCCGGCGAGCGCGGTTGTGCCAGTTGCCGATCGACAACGACAACTCGTTCCTGCCGCCGGGGGTCTGGGACAGCTTGTCCACGGGTGAGCCGATACCCGCCGGGGTCGACGTGGTCCTGGGCCTGGACGGCAGCTACAACAACGACACCACGGCGCTGGTTGTGGGAACTGTGTCGGCTGAACCGCATTTCGATGTGGTGCAGGTGTGGGACCCCAAGGGCGACCCGGACTACAGGGTGCCCATCGCTGAAGTCGAGGACGTTATTCGGCGATCGGCGAAAAAGTGGAACGTGCTGGAGATCGCCGCTGACCCGTTCCGGTTCACCCGCACATTGCAGGCGTTGGAAGCGGAACGGCTTCCCATCGTGGAGTTTCCGCACTCACCGTCCCGGCTGACGGCCGCCACAACTGACCTCTACAAAGCGTGTGTGAACGGGCAACTCACACACTCCGGGCATCCGACCCTGGCTGCGCACGTCGCGGCTGCGGTGATCCGGGAGGACCCACGCGGGATGCGACTGGACAAGGCGTCCAGGTCCCGGCATGCCCGAAAGATCGACTGCGCCGCGGCTCTTCTCATGGCGCATTCACGCGCAACCTGGCGCGCAACTCACAAGAAGAAACGAGCAAGGAGCTTCAAACGATGATCGACACACTTACCCTGCTGTTGCAGAAGCTGGACGAGAACCAACCCCGCCGCCACATGCTGGAGCAGTATTACGCAGGCCAGCAACCGCTTTCATTTTTGGCGCCGGAGGCCCGAGACGCTCTCGGGAATCGGTTCGCGCGTATAAACGCCAACCTGCCTCGCCTGGCCATTACCGCACTCGCTGAACGGCTACGTGTCGTCGGGTTCCGAGGTGTCGACGTGTGGGAGGACTGGACCCGCTGCGATATGGACGAACTGTCGCGGGCCGCTCACCGAGAAGCGCTGCTGTTGGGGCAGGCGTATATGATCTGCTGGCTCGATCGGTATGGCCGGCCGCTGGTCACGGTGGAGTCGGCGCAGCAGATGACCGCCTTACGCGATCCTGGCAGCCGCCGCCTTACCCATGCAATCAAGCGCTGGGAGACCGCGACAACCACGGAGGCTGTCCTGTACGGCCCGGATGTCATCACCCGGTACCGGGCGAACCAGACCGGGGCGACCACGGCCGGGTTCTATGTGGTCGACGAGATCGCCAACCCGCTTGGCGTCCCGCCCGTGGTGCGGTTGCTGAACTCGGATCGCATTCTCGACGAGGGTGTCTCGGAGATCGACGACCTAATCCCGATCACCGACATGCTGTCCAAACTGCTGGCCGACATCCTCGTGTCGTCGGAGAACGCGGCCAGGCCGCGACGGTACGCCAGCGGCATCTCCCTGGAAGAGCGCCCCATCCTCGACGACGACGGGGTCGACACGGGGGAGACCGAGGACGTTAACCCGTTCGGCGAGAACGACAAGATGATGATCTCGGAGAACGACGCCACCCGGTTTGGTCAGCTGGACGCCGCCGACCTTGCCGGATATGAGCGGGCCGTCGACATTGCGCTCACGATGGCCTCGGCGGTGTCGAGTCTGCCGCCGCACATGTTGGGCATCATGCACGACAATCCATCCTCGGCTGACGCGATCCGCAGCGCCGAAGCAGGTTTGACGGCGAAGGCTGAGGCACGGATGGCCCAGTTTGGCCGAACATACGAAGACCTCGCCAGGTTGATCGTCGGGGTGCGCGATGGCGTGGATCCGCAACAGGTAGACGTCCGGGTGGAATGGGCCGACCCGTCCACCCGCTCCGTAAGTGCCGACGCCGATGCCACCGTCAAGCTCGTGCAGGCCGGAGTGCTGCCGGTGACGTGGGCGCTGAAGCGACTCGGATACTCGGAAGAGGCTATTGCCGAGATCCGGGCAGCCCGCCGCACTGACGCCCTGGACGCCCAATCCATCGACTTGTCCAAGCTGGTCAACTGATGACCCCGTACCAGGAGACGCTGCTGGCGCTGGCCGCCGAGTCCGAGGCCGCCGCCATCGCACTGTGGCAGCAGGTCACCGAGTTGGGTGACGACATGTTCCGGGCATCGTTGGCCGCGATCCTGGCCGTGTTCAACCGGCGGGCCGCCGCGCTGGCCGAAGTCGGGTTCGCCGCCGAAGCGACCATCGCCGCCCGCACCGCGGTACCGATCCTCGGCCTGCCCATCGTCGATGACATCGGCCGGCTCACGAAGGCTGCCACCACCGTCTTGGACGTGGCGCGGACATCCGAGGTGCCCGAAGCCATTATCGGCCGTCTGGGGCGCGCTGAGCCGTTGAAGGCGGCGGCGCGAACGTACTCCGACAGTGTGCGGGAATCGCCGCTCACCGAGGGCTGGACCCGAGGCATGGACGCCGACCCCTGCCAGCTCTGCCGCTGGTGGTGGCGCGAGGGCCGCACCTGGCCCGCAGCGCACCCGTTCCAAACACACACGGGATGCGCCTGTGTCCCTCGTCCTGTGTGGGCGAAGAACATTCGAGAAACCCTCTACACCAAGCAAAGGAGAACAGCATGACCGACAACATTCCCGACGCCGGGAAAGATACCGAGGTCCCCGCAGAACCCGAGTCTCCCAAGGGTGACACTTCAGATGCGACCCCTGATGGTCGCGTTTCAAACGCGACCCCTGAAGGGTCAGATTTGAAATCCGAGCAAGATTCCGAGCCGGAAACCTTCACCCGTGATTACGTCGAGGGACTTCGCCAGGAGAACGGCAAGTACCGCCAACGCGCAGCACGCGCTGACGAACTCGCTGAACGCCTGCACACCGAACTGGTCCGGGCCACCGGACGGCTGGCCGACCCGTCGGACCTCGCTTTCGACGCGGACCATCTCACCGACGCCGGGAAAATGGTCGCTGCGATCGACGACTTGCTGACCCGGAAACCGCATCTAGGCAGTCGTAAGCCGATCGGCGAAATCGGACAAGGCGTGTCGCCATCAGCCGGTAGCGTCGACCTCGCCGCGATCCTGCGCGGCAACGCCGGATGAAGGGGAGGAAAAACATATGGACGCAGACATTTTGGAGAAATTGACCCAGATCGAAGACCTGCTGAAGGACATCAGGGATGGGGCGGACAGTCGTCCCTATTCTCCTGACTACGACCAAGTGCTGAGCAACGTCGTCAGCCTTCTCGAACGTCAGAACACGCTGATCTACAACCTCGGCGTAGCGCTGTGCGACGTCAACGACGCGGTCCCCGAGTATTGGAAGAACCTTAACCGGCGTTAGCTGGTCAGCTATTATGATGGGGTCGGTCCTGGTGGCCGGCCCCATCGTTGTCCTGGTGGCACGGGTTGAATCCAATCCCCTTTGCCCAGAACAGGACTCTCATGACCGAAACCACTGCCGCGAACCCGGAACTGCTCGCAGACCAGGTATCCAGCCTTCTCGTCCAACCCCTCGAAGCCGCCAGCGTCGTGCTGTCCAGCGGCCCCCGCATCTTCGACACCTCGGGTGTGCTGCGCATCCCGAAGCTCGTGTCCGGTTCCACGCCGACGTTCGTCGGTGAAGGTGGCCTGATCCCTGACACCGCCGATGTCGACTTCGACGAACTGGTGCTGATGCCCACCGAACGCAAGAGCATCAAGACCATCCTGAAGTACACCAACGAGCTTGTCCGTCAGTCGGTTCTCGGCATCGACGCCGTCCTCAAGGCCCGCCTCGTCAAGGATGTCTCCGACGCTCTCGACAACGCTCTGCTCAAGGGCGACGGCGCCAGCGACACCATCACCGGGTTTATCAACCAGGCCGATGTCCAGGAGACGGTGTGGGACCCGGCCGATCCGGACAGCCTCATGGATGCCATCGGCCTGGCCGTCGCCGCCGAGGCAAACCCGAACCGGTGGTTCATCAACGGCGCTGACTTCATCACGCTGCGCAAGGTCAAAGAAGCGACCGGCAGCAAGAAGTACGTGCTGGAATCCGACCTGACCAAGGACACCACCTACCGGCTGCTCGGTATCCCGGTCACGGTCACCAACAAGCTCGTGCAGGGGCAGGCAGTCTTGGCCGACATGTCACAGGTGGCCATCGCCCGCGACATCGCACCCTCGGTCACCGTGCTCACCGAGCGGTACGCCGAGTATGACCAGGTCGGCCTGCGGGTGGTCACCCGCTACGACCTCGGTCTGCTGCACCCCGAGGGTGTCATCGTCCTCACCGAGGACGGCAGCTAGTGGCGGTTGAAGCCGATCAGGTGGCCGCGTTCCTAGGGAAACCGGACGACGCGGCCACCATCGCCACCGCGGAGCAGGCCATCCCAGTCGTGACCGTCATGGTGAAGGCGTACGTCCGCGGCGGGACCGACTGGGAACCCAACGACGAACTTGACGCCGTGATCGTCACGGCAGCGGCCCGCATCGTGTCCAACCCCGGACAGCTCCCCGTCGACATGACAACCGGCTCGTTCGGGCTCAGCATCCGCGGAGCCTTCCAAGGCTGGACACTTGCGGAGCTGTTCGTCCTCAACCGGTACCGCAGGCGCGCCAGGTAGCAGCACACAGCAATGCGCCCCGACAGGTCAGTCGACCTGTCGGGGCGCATCCTTTAGTGGGGGGGTGTAGCCCCGGATCTACAGGCGCACCGCGGTATGCGCATCCAACCAAGTCTTGTCGACCCGGCGGCATACCCCGCACGTACCGCCACCCTCACGACGGGCTTGCGCGGTCATCGCGCGAACCTCGGCGAAGTAATGGTGCGAGCAACCCGTGTACTGCACGCACCCGTGACGGTTGATCACCCACTGAGCGCGCCGCCGGCACGCCTTACCCGATTTGGTCAGCATCTTGCACGGAACGTAGTCGTCCCAGTGAGCCAGGATCTGGGATAGATCATCGTTGACCGGCTGAACAGTCATCGCTGCACCCACCCGTCGATCAGCGCTGCAGACTCCAGCAGTAGCGCCGCCGGAATCCGCGCCTGGTCCGAGTTCATACTTGCCGGTGCCCCGTCGATGTACACCGACGGCGCTTCGTCGCCGGTGCTGCCGTCGTCGATATGGCCGTCACGGTGCTGGATGCATGCCGTGCTCACGAACACATCAGAGTCGAGCACATGGCGGTGATGACCGAGAATCACCCGGCGACCCTCGCCGCCGGTGCCCCAATCGTCGATCACATCTGCGCCCTGCGGGGGAGCGGGATCGGCCGGCAGTGGTGAATAGGTGGTGGTCAT